CTTCTGGTCGAGACAATCCACAAGCAGGCGCAGATGCTCAAACCCAAGACCTACGGCCCAAAGCTGGACGTGACGACCGACGGCAAGGCTCTCGGCCTGTCCGATGCGATGCGCGCCGCCGAGAAGCGACTTGGCGGAGAGTAACCCACATCTCGAACTTGCCGAGCGGATGGTCAGCTTCCGCTTCGACCCGCTGAAACACTGTCTCTACGCCTTCCCATGGTCGCAGCCAGGCACTCCGCTCGAAAATGACAAGGGCCCGCGCAAATGGCAGGGCGACGTCCTCGCCACGATCCGGGATCATCTCGCTGATCCGGCAACGCGCTTCAAAGCGCTCCGCATCGCCATTGCCTCGGGCCACGGCATCGGCAAGTCGGCGCTTGTCGGACAATTGAGCAAGTGGGCGCTAGATTGCTGGGTCGATGCTCGCGTGATGGTGACGGCCAATACCGAAGATCAGCTCGTCACCAAGACCTCGCCCGAGGTCGCCAAGTGGCACGGCATGGCGATCACGCGGGACTGGTTCAACCGCGCGACGATGAAGATCAGTTCCAAGGAGCGCCCCGAAAGCTGGCGGCTCGATTTCGTCACCTGGTCGAAAAACAATACCGAAGCCTTCGCCGGCCTTCACAATGTCGGCAGACTGATCCTCGTCATCACCGACGAATCATCCTCGATCGATGATAATGTCGCAGCCGTGATCGAGGGTGCGTTGACCGACGAAGGAACGGTCCTGATCTGGCTGGCGATGGGCAACCCGACGCGAAACATGGGCTGGTTTCACTCGGCATTCCACCGCTACCGGGGTCGGTGGATCACGCGCCAGATCGACGCCCGCACGGTCGAAGGGACGAACAAGGCCTATCTCGACGAGCTGGTGAACACCTACGGCATTGACAGCGACATCGTGAAGGTGCGCGTGCTCGGACAATTCCCTTCCACGTCCTCGCTCCAGTTCATAGGCTCGGGCGTGGCCCAGGCAGCGCGCGAACGTGAAGTGCCGGTTACGGACTATCTGCCGAGCGATCCCGTGATCTTCGGCCTCGACCATGCCCGGTTCGGAGACGATCAGAGCGTGCTCGCGATCCGGCAGGGCAGGGATTCCCGTTCGCGTCCATGGCGTAGGTGGCGCGGCGCGAACGCGATGCAGATCGCTGGCGACGTCAATGAGATGATGCGCCGCTACCTGCCCGACGCGGTGTTCATTGATGCTGGTGGGCCAAATGCGGGAGGCGTGATCGATCGCTTGAGGCAGCTCAACCCCGAGTATGACGCGATATTCGAGATCAACTTCGGCATCGCGCACAAGGACATGGAGGCGCGGTGGAACAACGATGCGCGGGTCCGGGTGGCGAACAAGCGGGCGCAAATGTGGACGAACATGCGCGCCTGGATCGAGCGCGGTATCTTGCCCGACGAGCAGGAGGTCGTCGACGACCTGACCGGGGTTGAATACGGCTACAACGTCAACAACGCGATCCAGCTTGAGAAGAAGGAGCACATGCGCTCGCGTGGGCTGTCATCGCCCGACAACGGGGACGCATTGGCGCTGACCTTCGCCGAGGACGTCGCGCCGAGAAAGACGCCGGAATATCTGAACCCCGGTAATTACGGGGTGCAGAAAGACTACGACCGCTATTCCGAGCTGCCCGATTATGAACCGATGACGAAGGGATACGACCGCTATGCAGAGTGACATCATCACGCCCGGCGCAGGGGCAGCAGTCATGGCCGACCAATACACCCGCGAGCTTGGCGACTATTGCAAGCGCCAGCTGCCGATCACGCTGTCGAACGACGAATACACGACCCGCATCTCCGCGCTGATCGTCGGACTGACGCGGATGCTCGCCGAATATGTCGTCTGCTCGGCAGACGTTCACGGCTGCGAAATAGGCGAACTGGCCGATTTGACGGGGCGTCAGTTCGTCAGGAACGTCCTTCAGGCTCAGAGCGTCATCAATGCTGAAGGTGCCACGCGGCAATGACCCGTGCTATGCCAGCACCCATGACCTACGACGGCCATAGATGGGCAGCGCTCGTGCTGATGTTCCTCGCCCTGATGGGCGGATGGAGCGCAACCCACAGCTGGATCTTCGCGGTGGCGCTGATCGTCGTGACCGGCGGCGTTTATTACATGATCTCGGAGATGCACAGGTGAACCAGCGCATCACCTACGCCGTGCAGCGCAACGTCGCGGCCACGGACAAGCACGGCGATCCTTGCTTTATCGCCATGGTCCTCGTTCGCTTTCCAGATGGGAAGGCGCATCCCATCGCCATTCCCGAGGGCCTGCTGGCGACGATTCCCACGGACAAGGTCGACGATTACATCGAGCACGAGGTCGAGACGCTGATCGGATACGAGGTGACGCTGCAGTAACGCCGCGATTCAACCGCAATCCCGCCCGCGTTAGCCAATGGGGCATGTGCTTCAGCCCCTTGTCGTTCATCTCCCCGGTCGGAGCCGCGCTGTTCGGCGGCAAGAAGTCCGCATCGACGCTCGCAGGCGCGGCGCTCGGCGGCATCCCCGGCGCGGTCATGGGCTCGCAAGTCGGCAAGAGCAAACCCCAGACGGCGACGGGGAGCTAGGTCATGTGCTTCTTCTCAGCCCCGAAAATGCCGCCCGTTCCGCAGCCGGCGAGCTTTCAGCCGATGCAGACGCCGAAAGATCTGACCAAGGGCAAGTCGACGCAGGACATGATCCGCCGCCGCGGGCTGTTCGCCAGCATCTTCACTTCGCCACAGGGCATCGCGTCCAGCCCCATGACCACCGGCACCACCGGAGGATCGACGGGTTCCACGGGTGGCTGACACTCTCAGGGAGCGCTGCAATCGCCGCCTGGAGGGGATGAAGCGGCAACGCCGACCCTTCGAGGACGACTGGCGCGAGATCGCGGGATATTGTGCACCGGCGCGCTCGCGCTTCCTCTCGACCCACGCCAACAAGGGGCGACGTTCCAACCGCCGCCTCAACAACGGCTACGGCATCCTAGCGTTCCGAACCTTGCAGAATGGCATGACGGCGGGCCTGTCGTCGAAGTCGCGCCCGTGGTTCCGGCTCTCGCTCTACGATCAGTCGCTGCTCGACAATCCAGAAGTGAAGGTCTGGCTCGACCAGGTTCAGAACATCGTCGAATCCTTCCTAGCATCGACCAACTTCTACGAGGCGGCGGAGACCGGGTATCTCGAACTGGGCATGTTCGGGACCGAGGCGTGCGTCATGCTCGAACATCCGACCGAGGGCGCGGTCTGCCATGCCTTGACGGCAGGCGAATATTGGATCGGGCTCAACTCGGCGATGAAGCCGGGTGCTTTGTACCGCGATTCGGGAATGACGGTGAAGCAGGCCGTCGACACGTTCGGCAAGACGGGCACGCTGTCGCAGCGGGTGATGTCCGATTACGACAAGAGCAATTACGAGTGCATCGTCCCCATCTTCCACATCATCGAAGAGAATGACGAGTTCATCCCCGGCAAGCTCGGCACCGCGGGCAAGCCGTGGCGATCCGCGCACTTCGAAGGGTGGGGCAATGAGATTTGCGACCTCATCAAGGAGGGCGGATATACCGAGCAGCCATTCTGGGCCCCGCGCTGGTCGACGACCGGAGCTGACAGCTACGGGCAGGGGCCGGGACACGACGCATTGCCCGACCTTCGCGAGCTACAGCTTCAGGCCAAGCGCAAGGCCGAATTGACCGACCTATCGGCGTGGCCGGAACTGGTCGCATCGTCGAAGGTCAAGCTCAAGCGGCAGCCCAAGTCCGTGATCTCGGCAGACGTGTTGGATGCGTCGAAGGCGGTTTCGGTTCCCTATCAGATCCAGCCTCAGACCCTGGCGGAGGTGAAGGGCGACGTCGAACGCCTGGAACAGCGCATCGGGCAGATCAGCTTCGCCGACCTGTTCATGGCGATCAGCGACATGCAGGGCATTCAGCCCCGCAACCAGGACGAGATCAACGCCCGCCTCGAGGAGAAGATGACGCAGCTCGGGCCGGTGATCGAGCGAGTGAATGGCGAGAAACTGGAAGTCGCGCTCGACCGCACCATCGGCATTCTCCAGAACCTCAGGCGAATCCCCCCGGCTCCGCAGGCGCTTCAGAACAGCCCGCACATCAAGTTCGAGTTCATCTCGATCCTGACGCAGATGCAGCGCATGGCCGGTCTGTCGCAGATCGAGCGCGTCACCCAATTCGTCGGCGGGCTGACGGGCATGTACCCGCAGGCCCGCTTCAAGCTCGATCCGATGGCGATGATCGACGAATATGCCGACCGCGCCGGAATGCCCGCCAAGTCCGTACGCTCGACAGAGGACGCGAGCAAGGACGCCGACGCCGAGCAGCAG